CATTTCTGGTACCACTGACTTCGTCCAGAAGGTGCGCGGTTCGGCTAAGGCTAGCAAACAGTTTATGGACAATACATATCCACCTGGTGACGGCGTAATCGGATTTGGTAATTCAGGTCTTTCGACCTTTATGATCCAAACCCAGACTAAGTTTGTCATCAGGTTTCGTATGGACAATCCATTAGCTGCGTTGTTTGCCCAAACCGGCTTCACAAACCCCGTGAGTCTCGCATGGGAGTTACTTCCGTTTAGCTTTGTGGCGGATTGGTTCCTACCAATAGGTGATTATTTCGAGGCCTTAGAGGCCTGGAAAGGAATGACCTTTTTGGGTGGTTCCAAGACTTCGTTCACAAGGATTAAAACGGATTCTGTCATCTCCTACTCAGGACCTGCGGTAGGCAACCCTACGGTAAACATTGCTCTTAACGCTAATTTCCGGAATGAGCAGATACGCTTGGTAAGGACAGTATTAAATACTTGGCCTTCCCCTGTGTTACCCTCATTCAATTCAACGGGCCTTAGCGGTGGTGCTCCTGTCCTAGGTAAGGACGGGGAGTACCTTAAATCTAGAGCGGTGAATGCCATATCGTTGCTTGCTCAAGGTTTTAAGTAGGCGAGAAGATGACTTCCATTCTTAGAAAGGAAGTACTCACATGTCCGCATTAGCGGCCGTGAAGTTGAGCGGCATCATTAACCATGCGCTTGCTCGTCTTACGACGAGTGCCACGGTTGGTGTCGACTCGACGATGAACCCTGAGGGGATTTCCCCCTTGGGTGTCGCGTCATGGGTAGACCGTAGCGTTGGTTACGCTATTGCCTATCCTCGGCTGACTCTGTCCCTCCGTCCGCCTACTAAGGCGAGCCGGGTGTACAGATGTACAGTCAAACTCGTTCTCCCAACGATGGAAACAACCAGTGCCTCTACGATGACCGGTATTAATCCGGCTCCGACGAAAGCATATGATTGTACGTTCATCGGGGAGTTCTTTCTGCCTGAGAGAAGCACCTTGCTCGAGCGTCAAACGCTCTTCTCGCGAGCTGCTACCCTCTTTACGCAGTTGGTGAACGCGTCGGACGGTGCCCCCACTGATTCAACGGGGTCCCCGCTCGAAGCTGCAGTCACCACCTTCGAGAATGTTTACTAACAAGTAAACATTCGGCTGAATTAACTCCGGGAGAAACACCATGTCTTCTAAGAAGCAAGGTGGTCGATTCCATAAAGGAATCACGAGCTACCGCGTTCCCGAGGGTTTGCAATCCTCGGCTATCGCAGAGTACTTGTCGGCATTGGATTGTCCTCGTAGTCTTGCAATCCTCATTCTCTTCAGAAATGGAGAGCATGAGCAAATTGCTAAGATGGAGTTCAATCCCAAGGACTACAATTCTTTTGTAGACCTTCGCTCTGCTTACGCTGCTACTAAGTTCTTGTCAAAATTTGAGGGGTTATCCCTTAACTATGACTTGGACGAAGTAGCTTTGAAGAAGTTCGATGAGTTTGAGCTTCTTTGTAAGCAGACTAATTCTCGCTTTCGCAACTTATCGCTCGACCCCTTATTCAAGGGTCGGGCCGTTTGGCTGCACAATGCAGTCATTCGTAAAATCGATAAGATGCTTGGTGAGTTTTCCGCCAACGAGTTCTTTGCGGGGCCTGACTGGGGTCCTGGCGCATCTACTCTTATTAAGCGTAGAGAAGCCAGTTCAGTCAAGAAATTCCGGTGTGAAACCGGGATAACGCGTGATCTGTACAACCTTATACCCTGGGAGCTCTTTGAAGATGTTTATCCTTCTTGGGCTCACCAACTTGTTGAGGCCGGGTTTCCGTCCTTTCAAGTGGGAAATAAGGTGATCACCGTACCGAAAGATGCTTCAACCAATCGAGTTATCGCCGTTGAACCTGGGATAAATATGTTTTTCCAGAAGTCAATTGGCGAGATGATTGGGAGGAGACTCTTACGGTATGGGGTCGACTTACGTTGGCAGTCCCGAAATCAAGAACTTGCTAAGTTGGGAAGTAAAGATTCCAGCTTAGCAACTATTGATCTAAGTTCTGCCAGTGATTCAATTGCATCTTCTATCGTCGAGGTCCTTTTGCCTCGGAGGTGGTGGTTGCTGTTGGATGCTTGTCGATCCCATTACGGCATTCGTAACGAGACTCCAGTGAAATGGGAGAAGTTTTCCAGTATGGGAAACGGCTTCACATTTCAACTTGAGTCTTTGATTTTCTACGCAGTCGCATCTTGCTGCGCAGATTATCTCTCACTTAGCGTGAGCCAAGTGAGCGCTTATGGGGATGATGTAATTATCCCCACTGCGTGTTACGAACTTTTCGCTGAGATGATGGATTTCTACGGCTTTCGTATAAACGTTAAGAAGAGTCACTTTGACTCACCGTTTAGAGAGAGCTGTGGAGCCCATTACTACTCAGGTACTGATGTCAAACCAATCTATCTTAAAGATAGAGTTGACTCGATTCCAGCGGTTTTCCGCCTAGCAAATGCCATCCGAAGATTGGCTCACCGTCGTAACTTAGGTTACGGTTGTGATGCCGATTTTCGTCGGGTATTTGAGCTCCTCGTTTCTTCAGTTCCGGTAGCTTTA